CGGGCTCGTAGAACTATTGCTAGAAGCTGCTAGGGAATCAGGGTGGTTACTGACCGGACCTTTCAACACACTCACCAATAGGTGGAAGATATGTTACGCCCTGAACTCTCTCGGAGCTGAGAATTTGCTCACCATGTTGCAGGGAGACGATGGTATAGTTTCTTATGACGGTGAGGTTGACGATAGTGATATTGAGGATATGTACCTGAGACTCGGTATGAAACTGGTGGTCGAAACTCGATCGCCCGGATATCATACTATGTGTTCAGGTCGCATGTACCCTGTCAACGGCAAACGGAAGTGGGGTGGTAGTGCGTTCAAACTTTTGTCCACACTAGGGTTAAACCACCATAACCATGGACCCCATCTGTACCGCTCACTCTTAGTCGGTACGGCAAAAAGCCTGCTTCCCGTTGCGGGCCATATACCCATTATAGGGTTGCTATTGCGGATAATAACCACGCAGGCTGAGTTGTATGGCATTAAGCCTCGTTATGATAATCGGCATCTTTATCCTGACCGCATTCAAGGCGGTTTGGTCGATTATCCTGATGATGATACTTACCAGTTCTTTGCAGAGGTTTATGGACTAGAAGTTAATACCATACTCTCTATTGAGGAAGGATTGGCTGCGCAGTTTGACCTACTAAACTGTCCATACTCTATAAATGCAGAATGGTTCACTACAGGTTATGGCGTTGATGTGGGTACGAGTGGCGAAGATCTTGACAATCTAGGGTTTGAGGCTCGTGAAACCATTGGTTTCACGGAAGAACGCGACAAGCTAGCAGGTGTAACCACGTTTGCCGGAGCCATAGAGAGTGGTTACCAGTGGGGATTGTCAGAAGACCAGAGTGTGGCGCCAGATCGTAGAGTGAACTGCTACTTGCATGCTTTCTTCTCAGCTCTGTCATATATACACTTTTCGGCCGGTGTGGCAGCACACAATAACTATAATCGCTACGTCATGGAAAGGCTGCGGGAGAACCCCAACTGCGGCCTACTGCTCGCTACCAAAGCGAAGAAACGCAAGCCCAAGAACGCCCAGAGGGTAAGTCGGAGAGTGCCAGGAATACCCCGCGTTCGCGGGAGAGGAGGTTATTTCTCCGATGCCGTAGCTGTCGGTAAGAGGGCCGCAAAAGCCGTCTACGACGAGGCCAAGCGCTCCATACCGAAAGGAGCTTTCGGCGATTTTGGAGAGCGCGTGGGAGGCACGTTCGGACCCTTGGCGGCATCATTGGGTAGGCATGCGGGGAACATGATATCTAATTTGACCGGTATGGGGGGCTATGCGGAGATCAGGCGCAACACGCTGTTACGGCCAGTCGATATGGGTGAGGTGATAGCCACTTTTGGTAGTGGTAGAGACTACGTCCGGATACGACACCGGGAATACATTGGTGATGTGCTCGCCACCGGAGGCACTGCTTTTACTGTTACCAGTTTTGCAGTTAACCCAGGACTCCCCGTCACGGCACCATGGGGCGCAGGTGTATGTTCAAATTTTGACCAATACATGTATGTGGGATTGGCCGCTGAGTTTATTTCACTTTTCAGTGACATAACTGCTGGTGGCCCGTTAGGTGGAGTGGCACTTGGTAGTGACTACAATGATCTGAATGCTTCGTTTGGAAGCAAAACAGTCATGGAGAACGCCCAATTCTCAGTGTCTGGAAAACCCTCAAAAAGTCTTATACACTATTTTGAATGTGATCCGGCTATGACTCAGAGTCCTATTAAAAATGTGCGATGCGCCCCAGTCTCCGGAGACCTAAGACTGTACGACCTCTGCAATTTCCAGGTAGCGACGTTTGGGTTACCTGTGTCTACAG